TGGAAATATAATACATCGTCTAGTTCTCCTAGATTCTGACCACCAGGTAATGTAGTGATCTCTGTACCCTTTCCACCTTCTCTTCGTGGCAACCAAAAATCGTCTGTCATACTCATGTGTCTACGATCATCTTTGACATCACCAGTACTTGCATCATACACTAAACGATTCTTGTGCTTAGTCATCATATCTCGTAGATACTGTTCTGCTTTCATCTTAGGCAGATTACCTACATCGATATAGAAAATTCTTCTTTCAGGTGCTCTAGATATTCTGTAAATAACTACAGCATCTTCCATCATTCTTAACTGATTCAAAGGCTTGATTGCCTTGTGTAAGTTAGAAATGATTAATGAGTTACTCTCATTAAGTAAACCTGAATTAGCATTTACAATTGAGTCTTTAGCAATCTTTAATCCTTGAAGATCAGTATTATTTCCAGCACTTTGTACTGAACCAGATTGCGATAGAAATCCTTTTTCACTATAAAGATAGTACTCATTCTTTATTCTTTTCGTTAGGAACTTGTTGTCTCCAGCCTGTACTGATCCAGACTTCTTATCTTCAAATTCTCTAATCTTACGAATCTTTCTTGGATCGATATAACGCAACTCTTGAATACCCTTTCGAGGTTGCTTGACATCGATCATAACATGATAGTTGATTCTTCCGTCAACATACCACTTCTGAAAAGTGTCGTAACCAGTAGAAGAAAAGTCTAACAACTTTAATACAGTGTCAAACTCTTCTCTGATTTTCTTTTTGATGTTGTCGGGTTGATCGACCTCATCAGTAACACATTCAACAACCTTTTCGTCAGAAGAGATACTAACTGCTTCGTTAATAATATCATCTACTGCTTGTGCAACTTCTGGTTGCTGTAGCATTCCTCTATATTTCTGTACAAGTTCTGCTTCTGATCTTGCACTTCCTGCGAGGTCGAGATAGCTACTAGCGGCAGTACCTGTTGCCGTAATATCAATAGAGCCATCCTCAGCCTCTGGTGAAATAAATGAAGGAATATTCTTTTCTTCTTTATCACTCTTGCGCTTTATCTCGAATCCGAATAATTCAGCCATAGTTTATCCTCTAATCTTAGGGAGAGTTGATTCTCTCCCGTTAATTATCGTTATCAATCTTACTCGTTAGTGGCGCCGTCTCCGGTGATTCCACCAGAAACATTCCACCAGTCATACTGGAAAGTAACATCAAAAGTTTCAATAGTGTCATTAGTACCCCAATCAGTTGTAATAGCGGCAACAGTAATTGGGAACAAGCCGTTAAAGTTATAAGTTCTCAAAGCCTGACCAGTTTTTGAATACTGTGTGATCTGCGCTTGAGCCTTATATTCTGAAGCACTTGCTGTGCCTAATTGCGTAACATTTCCTTCGTGGGAATTGATTGAAGCCATCCATTCTTCCATAGCGTTACGGATAAGAAAGTCTTCATCGTTAATGATAGTTACAGTCCACTCAGCGAATGTTCTGTCACCAGCAATTTTCACTTTACGACCAAAGTATGGAACTTCGATTGTTCCTAAAGTCGCTTCTGGTATCTGTGCCGCCTGTACCATAAAAGGTGTCTTTAGATCAGCAATTCCGTTAATAGGATTTGTAATCGCTACTTGGAATAGTGACGGCTTGGCACCCCCGAAGGTCAGTTGGCTTTTAATTTCATTTATGTTGAAAGCCATTTTTTATATCTCCTTGTTATTTAATATATTTATTAAGCCTGACCAACGATCTCTTTGAACTCTACGCCTGATCTAACAGCTACAAAGTTCAACTGGATGAAGTTGATAGAACGAGCTGGCTTGACATAAATGTCGCCAACAAACTGATTGTTGTTAACAACATTATCAGTATTGTTTGATGCATCACAAACTACTTTAAAGTCGTAAATGCCTCGTCTACCTTGAACATCTCTCAAGAACGGTTCAACTAAGTTTACAAATTGCGCTCTAGTGAACTCATCGTTAAATTCGAATAGAGTTGACTTGGCCGCTCTACTAATTGTCTTCTCAAGAACAATGAACAGTCTTCGCACATTAATTCTATCAAATGCGCTAGTAACTCCAGTAAATGTCTTATCTCCAAATAACACAGTACCTTGTCCTGGTTGAGTGATTACTGGATTAACGCCATTCTTATAGAGCAAATCTCTCTCTGCTTTACTAGGATTAACTAGTAACTTAACAACATTCTTAACATTACCTCTTTGATAACCAGCTGGTGAGAACCAAGGATCTCTTAGATCGTCTGTTCTAGCACAAAGACCTGCAATGTCACCATTCAAAGGAATATATGTGTAAACATCGTTATACTTGTCGTATTGATACTTATATCCACTATCTACAACAGCGTAAGAAGATTTTGTCACTGAATTAGAGAATGAAATCACATCTGTTACAGTAGTGTCAGCAAGTTCTGGAGAAATGAATGCTACGCAATCTCTACGAACCTCAGCTACATTATCGATAATGTAGTTAGCCAAAACATGGCTGTCTTTAGCCTTTCCTTGAAGAATAAACGAAATGTCTACATCAGCAGGATCTACATATAGATCATAACCAGCCGCTAGATTGCTAATAGTTGCGCTATTTTCATCAGCACCGTCATTACCACCTGATAGCAAGTTACCTGATCTAACTTTAGTAAATTCGGCTGAATTCGCTTCTGTAATCTTAATCCAATTAGACTCTTCTTCTAATACATTGTATACCCAGTTAGATGAGCCGTCTGATTTTTTAGCAGTAGAAATTGTTGAAACATTTTCAAAGATTTCTAAGATTGAACCTGCTGTGCCAGTAACCTTTCCATCAGCGTCTCTAACAACAATGTGAATACTTCCTACACTTGGCTGAGCATCGAATAAGTCTGCATCTCCCCACTGTACTTCGTAATCGTTGTGATCGATATCAGCAATAATTCCTGTAAATCTTTCTTCAAATTGTACTGTCACATTTAAGCTAGTGAATGGAATAAGCTGTGAATTAGTATCTGTATTAGTAGGTCGGCTAGTAAGCTGAACATTTTTAGGAGATGCATCTGTATGATCAAGTGCATCTTGTTTAGTTAATGCTAATTTAACAGCATCTGTAGTAGTTCCAGTAACAGAACCACCCGTAGTAAATTCAGCACCGTCTGTTCCTTTACCAGCTGAAGCTGTTACAGGAATAGCATAGTAGACTCTACCGTTTTCAAGACCGCCAATCGTACCATTGCCATTTGGATTATACTTAACTGCTTGACCTAAAGTGAAGCCGTGAGTCTGTAGGTTAATGATACTACCATTAGTTCCTAAATCTACTACACTTTCGCCACCAGAAGCATCACCGTCTCTATCAGCACTTTCAGACTGAAGTACTACACCACTGTCGGTAGCGGATGACGGTACCGCATCTGGTTCAAATGCTTTTGCTGTGCCTTCAACACCACCTTGAATGTTAGTAACATCTTCTTTTACTGTCATTTTTTGAAGAACTTCTGAACCACTACCTTTGATGATTACTTTTGTACCTTTACGCAAAAACGCTACAGATGTTGCGGATGCACCTTCTATTGTTGCCTGAGTTCTTGAACCGTCTACTATATCTATAGTACCCTTATTGGTTAAAGCTGTTGAACTGAAACGCACTTGTTCGGTAGCATCAGCATCAGTATCATTAACACAGTATGATACAGAAATAGAGTTTCCTAATAGACCCTTATATTTTGCTGTGAAGTTTTCATCTGTTTCGGTTGCATCTGCTAGACCGGTAGTGCCTACACGAGTCACATAAAGTGCATCACTATAACCTAAAAAGTTTGCCGCAGTGTAGAATGTTTCCACATTCGACCAGAAACTTCCGTAACCTGCCGCATAAAGTTTAACTGGAGCGCCAAAGCGATCCACTAATTCTTGCTCCGAAGAGACGAGTACTCGTTCTCCTACTGGCCCCCATCGAAATACACCTGCAATTGCACCCTCGGTTGTACCAACCGCCGGAACTGCATTAGTTAAATCGACTTCACTGACATTAATGCCCGGACTTGTTTGAAAAGCCATTGTTGATTTCTCCTTGTTTATTTTGTAAGTTATAAACTTCTATATTCTCTATATTTATAATAATAGCGATCTAGTGCAACAACCAGGAATCATCTCCGTCTGCCGCTAACATCGCTTGGCTCTCGTCAGTTGTTTCATAACTATTAAATCCAATGGGCAATAAACTTTCCATTAGTTCGTTTTCATTTCTTTGACGCAGTTTATCCACAGTATTTATATCTGTGATTTCTTTGAAAAAACCTTGATCTGACATCCAAGCAAAGAGTACAAGACCCATTGCTAAGTCGTCATGTTTTCCAGATTCAGCCTGATAAGTATTACCTCTACGAGAGAATGTAGATAGTTCATTAACTGTTTGAAAATCGTTTATAATCAGTTGATCCTGCTCAACGAGCATTTTAAGCATATTACAGCCTTGTGTTTTAACTGACTTTGTTGTTCTTATTCCCTTATCTGTGTTTTTTGAGAATCCAGTCGATAGTCTTTTACCAGATCGACCCGCAGACTCAGTAAACATAAGAGTTTCGCATTCATATTCATAATGTAGCACTTCTGCTACTTGTTCACCTATATCGTTTATCTCTACCAATACATATGCATCGTTATAATTTTTGATAGTTCTATGTATTACTTGAGCGTAATCAATAGGCGTAATTGTGTTGTCTTTGTACACACAAACTTGTTTATACGGCATAGTTGTCACATCAACAATGTGAAATGCCGAGTAATCTAATCCTTTACCTCTTGAAACATCAACAACACAGCAGTAAATGTTGCCTCGTTGAGGCTTCTCATATACTTTCATAAGTGTAGTTTCATATATTGGCGTCTTTGTTACCAATGTTTTAAGTTTAGAGCCTTCAATCAATGTGCCTGAAGAGCCCAAAAATGCACACTCAAACTCTTGATTAAACTTTTGAGTGTCATGATCCATAGCGGCAAGAGTTTCTTCTCTCCACTTCTTACCTCTACCCGGTACTTTTTGCCAAGGCACTTCAACATACTCAAACCCATTTACATCTTCTTTTGCACCTTGACAGGTTTTGTAAAAATGATTTAATCCATTCGGTGTTGATGTGTATAACATCTTTGTTGTTTCACCAGATGAAATCGTTGGAAATACTGATGCAAAGAACTCATCCCAGTTCTCTACGAATGCTGTTTCATCAATATACAAGAACGAAATCGATTTACCACGAATCGCACTTGATGATGTTGCACCTGCAATGATCTTACATCCGTTCTCAAATTCAACAGAACCTTTGTTCCATTCAATTACACCTTGTTGCAACCACTTGGGTAATGCTTCATATGCAATCTTAATTCGATCAAGTATTTCACGAGCGGCATCACCTTTGTTTGCAAGTAATGCACAAGTCTTGTGTTCATTAAAGATTACATAGTGTAGAATCACAGCAACAGCAGTTGTTGTTTTACCTGCCTGTCGTGATGTTACAACTGTTACCCTACGATTATTTGTTATCTTGTCTACAATTTCTTTCTGATAATCATATAGTTTGATTGGTATCAAACCCTTATCCACATGAACTATTTGAATATATTTCTCGGAGAAGTAAATAGGATCACGGGCACACTTGATGAACTCACCAACCATATCTGGACTAAACTCAATGGGCGTACCCTTTCGTTTTAGATTGATATTGCCGTTATAGCCTCGTTCAAGCATATTAGCCATCTTTTTCTTTCATGTCCTTCAACAACTGCTGTAGTTCGTTTGTTGATCCAACAAACAGATTGTTGTTAGTTGTTACACCTTTAGTCGAGTCTGGATTTGACTCGCCCTCTACTTTTAATTTGTCTGTAGACATTTTAACCAAATCTTTGTTGGCATCTACAAGAGTTTTCATGATAGTCGAAACGACCTCATATGCTCTTGGATGCTCTGATGCTTTTGCCACATCGAGCATTTGCTCTAACGCCTCTGTACCAGATTCGATTACATTGTAGAAGTTACTTCTAGCATACTCATAATCTTTATCCATCTTGTCGTCAGTGGGAACTACTGTTCTTTCAATCACTTTCCCTTCAACTACATCATCCAGAGGCTCAAGTCCTAGACTTTTACCTATTTCATCATTCATATTATATTGTTCCATCTCCGTCTGATATTACAGTTAATGCTTTCCAGTCATCATTTTCATCTATTTGACTTAAATCAACACTTACCGATGAGCCTGGAGGCACATCACTAGCTACATTAGCGGGTGCTTGATAAGTGTCTCCGACTTTATAATTTGTAGTTTGTGTTCCTAAATACACACTCCACGCAGTTCTATTTTGTATATTAGTACCTGATCCTAAATCAACAATTCTGTATGTTGTTCCTGTTACAGTGCCAGAAGGATCTATTGGACCTAAAGTGGGCATAACTTCAATTTGCTCACCGCCATCACCTTGAATCATTGATGGATATAGATCAACATCAATAAACTTAATCTGCTTCTTAGTTTGCATAGGAGAAAAGAAGTACGCTTTCATAGTGAAGTTTAGTGTCCATATCAATGCTCTTCTTGTCTGAAAGTCTCCATCATAAGTATCTTCTTGAGAAACGCTATTCAAAACCACAGGTATATCAACATATCCCATATCGTCTACCATTTGAACACTTACTGTACAATCTGGCTTGAAGAATGGAAGTATCTGCTCGATTATCTTCATACCATCTTCGTTATACTTTGTCATTATGTTGAGTTGAAACTCGATGTCATAAGGAGCGGGAGTATACATCGTCTTTACTCCGCCATCAGCAAGTGGCGAACCCTTGATTTGCTTTGTCAGACTGGTAAGTTTTCTCTCTGCACTGTAAGCCATGCCCGTTATCTCAAACGACATTCTAGGCAAAGTTATAGCAGACTTATTGTTTAGATTGGGATCTTGATCTAGTCTGACTAAAATCTTTTCTTTTGGAGCATAGTTGATAGGCACTTTCATCCTTTGAAGAGAGTTGCCAGAAGTATCCTTTCTAGTTATTTCGATGTCATTGAATAGTGTGCCAAATACAGCAACATATCTTCTCGTAGACTCGTGATAAAAGTGATTGCCAAACATTAGAAGTTATTATCTCCAAAAGGATTCATTTCAGTGAAGTCTATTATGTTGTCTGCTGTTGTTTCAATGCTTGTGTTAGTTGCTAGAGAGTCATATGCCTCTACATTATCAACTCTAGAAGACACAATAGAAACCTTTCCGTAAGAAGAACCATCAACAGTTCTATAATAATAATTCAAACTTGTATCAATATCTGATGGAGGATTAAATGTCGTTTTAGCTCCTGCGCTACCAGGAGTGCCTGTAGAGACTTGACCGCCTACTAACTCTCCACTATTGGCACCTACAGTAGTGTATATTCCTATAGTTTGACCAGTGTTTGACGAATCTGACTGGTCAAATACATAAGTCTTTCCTATTTCAAGTTCTAAGAACAGGTTCTTAGTCGGTGTATCTTTAATGGCAGTGCTGGTATTTACTTTTTCTAAGAAGAATCCGTTATCGTATGTTGTGTTGTAAGTAACATCCGAAGTCTCGACAAACAAGTCAACATCGGCAAAATTGTGATCAATAAAGTCATGACCAGTATTGAATAGTTCACCACTATATTCGAACAACTCGGCACGAAGATCGTACATTTGAAGTGCGCCCATTTGATAGAAAACAGGCTCATGCTCAACATATTTGATTTCGAAAATCTTTTTATTTAGAGGCAAGTATATTAAGTCGCCTTCTAAAGGTCTAGTGTTTGATTCAGTCGCTCCACGATGTGGTATAACATCGCTTTCATAAGTTCTTCTTGCGACTGTTAATGTTATTGAATCACGAATTTCAAGACCAAACTTAGATAAGAAGTCACCTTCACCTTCGAAGCCATCAACATTCTTAATATACATCTCGATCATGTGCGCTTCATTATACTCTATGTAACCCGATCTGGTTTCGTTAAATATAGAGTCTCTTTGAGTGCTAGTTCTAGGTATATACCAAACATCTATTCCGTAGATTTTTATAGATTCGATAACCAAGTCTTCAATGAGCGATTGCTCCATTGAGTTCTCGTAGTTTTCGAAATAATAGTTTTTAGCCACGCTTTTATCCTATCATATCAGATGCGGGTAAAGAGTAGCTATTGATAATTTCTTCTTCTAGCCGTTGAATCTCTTCTCTTGCATCATTTAAAATTTGTTCTCCATTGAACTGTATATTACCTGGTAATGTCAAACCAGCGAACTTGGTAATATTTGAGCCCCACTGATATTTAATTTTTGCTGTTGCGTAGTTTTGTAACCAACGATCTTTCCAAACATCTGAAAATGTTTGAGGATCTACAACTTGATATGCTTCTACCACAATGTAAGTTCCTACCGTTAGATTATCCCAGTCCATATCTAACGAAATTTTATCTTGATGGCGATTATATCTCATGGGAACTTTACCGACTAGTAGTTCCTCTATGAGTTGCATATGTTGCATCGACATCTGAAAGTTTATTAAGGGACCCATATTAATATCGTGCAGATTATGTAACACATATTGATATTTTGCGTTAAATATACCATTGCCGAAAGTCGCATTAGACTCTGGCGTAAATACATTGATTGCGCCAATGATGTTTTCTGGTACAGGAATATATCTTAATTCATAAGTGCCTTTAAAGGCAGTAGTTATTGCTCTACGATTGCTGGCCGCGGTACCATGCTTTGCCGCAAATGCAGGACTTGAGACAAATTTAGTGGCATCAAAATCCCCAAATGTAGGTTTTTTGAAGAATACCCTTTTATTAGTTACATCGATTGCCACAATAGTTGCTGTTGCTGTTGCTGTCGCATCTGCGGTTGTATTATCTTCATACTCAGAAATTACTTCACCAACTACAAAGTCGCCTTCTTCTAGTGTTGCAAACTCTACATACGAATTTAATACTCGATATTTAACATAAGTCTTTTCGACTCCATCGAAATGATAGTCTTGGTAGTAAGAAAGTGCTTCATCAATACGATCATCTGCTTGATCTTGATCGACATTGATTTCGATGACTGGTTTACCCAGCTTTCTAAGACAATACTCTCTAAACTCTGATTTATTTGTTGGCTGTGCCATGCTTATATCCTAGATTTTGTTGATATATTAAGTATTTATACACTAAGATTATTACTTAGTTATTCCACCAGTTACTGTGATAGTACCTTCTAAGACACGAGTCACTACAGGGGTAGAGGCATTAGATACAATCTCCACATCATAAAGATATCTGCCTGGTTCTATGCTGTTTGTTCCAACTTGAGTTACTGTAGTTCCGTCAACAACATCTGCATTTGGGAGTTCTAGCGTGATTTTACCGCCGTTATCATTGTGTGTACAGATAAAATTAGCAGTTATCGTACTTGTAACGAAGTTTTTTCGAATTTGTGACCTAGCTGTATATCCAGTGAGGTCGAATAACTGACCATTACTGGCCAAGACATCGACTGTAGCCGAAAAGTCTGAACCTTGATCAATTGTTAGGTTTGATTTGATTGCCATAAAATTTCTCCAATAGATACTACAGTTATTTATAAATAACAGAATAACCCTATATAACTAATTGGAAGAATTATGTCAAGAACAAAGTATGTAAAATTTGGTGCCAGAGCAGATAAAAACTTATCTGACATACCTAATCCTAAAAAAGCACTAGATAATATATTAGATAACATCTCTGTACAAGTAGACGAAGATGGTAATGCGTTGAGATTTACATCTGATGATCTTGTTCCTCTGATAGGCATATCGAGAGGTCCTTTAGGACAGAATGTGAATTCGTCTGGTCAGGCAAATGAATTTACACAATTAGCAGATACGACAGTAGAGGGAACACTTATTGGTGCCGAAAACACAACTGTTCCTGTTGAGCCTAGAATAACAATTCAAGATCACATAAACAACTTTAAAGTTGCTTTGGGAGATCCTCCATGGATAAATGGTGGAACAGGGCCCAGCGCAACAATGATTGCAGTAGAAAGACTTAACTCAAACACTGTTAACTATCCTGAAGCAGTGATCGATGGAGACGATGCTGAACCAGAAAACTCGTATAGAATTTTAGAAGGCGAGTCTAACATGACATTTGATCAGCTTCAGTCTGTTGTGGGTGCACTCACAGGAGATGACGGTACAAAAAGATTATTAACTCCAGTTGCATCTACTACTTTAGAGCAACACAATTCAGTTGCGACTATACCTTATATAATTGTAGACACAGGTAATGGTAGTTTTGACTTCACAACCATAGGAGCTTCGGCTCAAACCCCTCCAGTTGGAGAAATATTCACGGCAACTTTAGCTACAAGTTGGTTAGCTTCTCAAGGTCATGTCATACCTAGTAAAACTATGGGCAGTTTCGTACAAGGAAAATTATATACGATAACCGCTATAGGTACAGGATTATCCACTAATCTATCTGAATGGTCTCTGTTAGGCGTAGAAGGTCATCCTTATCCAGGCAAACAATTCATATGTCAGCAAGCACCTGCAGATCAAACCACAAATCTAACTGCTTATGCAATGGAACACTACAGTATAGGTGAATTCTTCGACTGTCTTGCTCCTGGTCAATCTATCTCAAATGCTGATCGTCTTAATTTGAGAAATCAGACTCTTCCGACTGGAGCAACACATTCAACAGCGAATCCCGAAGACTTACCAGTTAGTAGATTCTATACATCTAAGGTCGATCCTGCGAATCTTTTCGAATTAATTGAAAATGTTGACTTTTGGGAAAGAGGAAAGATTCAGTTAGCTGGACCACTTCATCCAGATTTTTCTGACTTAGTTGGTGGAGTAGTTTGGGAAGGATATCAAAGCGGTAAATTCAATCCATCGTTCTTCACTAACGGATTCTTTTCTTTAGAGGAAGATGTTGCTGACGATGGAAATTTCAGATATGTCAAAGGAATTAATTCGTTTCTGTTTGAAACAATAGGAAAAGTTTATTTAGAAACAGTTGATAATGTGACTAGATTAGAGTTTATAGATGACAGAGACTGGAGAAGAATCTGTGAGCAACATACCGTTCTCATAGATGGTGACGGATATCAAGTGTTTCAAGTGTATTACTCAGCAGACACAGCTACTAGTAAACTTAGATTCTACGCAAACTTAGAAAGTGATGCTGGAATTACAGACACCGACGGAAGAAGATTAGAAATCGCATATGATAGATCCGAGTATGAGTTAAATACTGGTAATATAGACTTAACTGCTCCAGCGGGCGGTAAAAGAAGAAAGATAAGATATAGTGCTTGGTGGTATGAGCCAAGTGATGAACAAGAACAGCAACTCGACTTTAAATTGTTTGAGCATGATCATAGAGATAGCGGTGATGCCTTATCATACTCTTTCTTCTATGAAACAGACGGAACTCAAGATGCGTACGGCAGATACACTTTCCCATACTTTATGGAAAATCATGCAAAGAAAACAAATCAAGAAATGACATCTAAGTTGACAGTTGATAATACGATTTCTATGTTATTGTATGAAGCTAAACAAGATTTTGGAGATGCGTTACACTACACAACCACATCAGGAAGCGAAAAAATTCAACTTAAAACTGCTGTGCTTACAGATGTCGGAGGAACACTAGAAACTGATACTACCAATACGGGAGCTGAGGCTTTTGCAGTGACACGACCTGGAGATGTGATCACATTTATTAAAGCATACGATACAGGTAATGCGGGATGGGGTAATGCTTCAAATCAAGTTTGGTCATTCCAACTTTTAGATCAAAACGGCTACAATAAAGGATTTGTTTCTCAAGATATTGGGGCTGGATCAGGCGCCAATATGGCATTAAACAGCAAAGTAATATTTGCTTCCTGCTCAAACGAAGGATTAGTTGGTACATATAAAGCATCTAGATCAGATGCGAAAACGCTAACTATCAGACGAACAAATAATTCAGCAGAATCGTTTTCTAGACGAATAGAAGATGTTGCAGTAGGCGATTTGGTATATTATACTGATTTAGATCAATTCTACACTACAGACAGCGATATATTACAAGTAGCCCATGATGGTAAACCAGCAGTCGTGACAGAAGTAGACTATACAACAGATGCTAACGCCGACGGTATTTATGAATTAATCACTCTAACATTATCAGAGCATGGTAGTATAACATCTACCGCTTCTACTCCACTAAACTTTAGTTCAACCCAGAATCAGGCTAATGGATTAGCCTTTATCTACTCTAGTAGAGGGTTAAACGATCTAGCTGGTATTCACGAGTGTTCAGGAGTATATGGCGTAGAGGTTGCGGCCAATGCAAACTCAGGAACTAACAGCGTTCAATTAACAGATACTAATTTTAGTAGAATTCAAGTTGGAGATATAGTATACTTCGAAGCCGCTGTTCCACAGCCAACACAAGATGAGAATCAAACCGGTAATACTACGGTAGTTAGATCGAAAAGCACATCACCAAACACTATAGTGCTTGAGAATAGTGGCGATCAAAGCGATGCTACTTTCTCTCAAACAGTCAATGCTGGCGCAACAATGGTGATTGTTCCTAGTGGCAGTTACAGTGGATCAGCTACTCAACTCAAGAAAAATAGAGAATACTGTGTTATTCCTCTGAACACTGCGCCACCATTTAGTAGTAATTTAGATGGACTAGTTACCACTGACGATTATCCTAACTTAGATTTAGAGGAGATGTCGTTCAAAACTTTGAGTTTCAATTCACTAGCGGCACACCAATGGAGTATAGCAACTTACGATACAGGATATTTAACAACAAATAGTCCTATAGTTCCTGATATATTTCATGTTGGCGATTTTGTTAAGATAGATGGTGCAATATCTACTCAAGGAACCGGTAGACTACCTGATGTACATACTGACGGAAGAATATATAAAGTGTCGCAATTAGCCGGCGGTGGTCAAAATCCTAGATTACAATATTGGAATGGAAGCGGTTGGCTAAATCTGCATGAAGCATCGGGTGGAGTAAATGGTACTCTCGTAGGACACACATTTACTAGACTGCCAGCAGTACAATCTCTTTCTGATGTTGAGTATCACGAAGGAACAAGTGAATCAGCAAATAGAGGAAGCGAGACAAGCACAGAAGCAAATCAGCCAGACGCTTTCATGGATATAAGTTACACTGCTCCTGGTAGTAATACAGAAAGAACCTTTAAGATTCTAGCAAATACGAGAGATGTAGTTCCTAAGTAGTTTCCTTGACGAGCATGAAATACTGTTCGCCATTAATAAACATAGGAACTTTATGCGTGTAGGATCCTAAAGTTAGCTGACCGCTCGCCCCTCCGTTTATAGGAATTACAGCTTGAGTAGTATTACCACTGCCATCTTTTTTGAATAGTTTAGGCTTGTAACCTCTAGCCGCGGCTGATCCAGTACTGGCTCCTCCTGCCGAGTCACCGTCTGGTTGAAAAACCAGATTAGCTATTTGAGACTTATTAGATTCAGTCTGTAGTGCCGCAGAAGTACTTCCAGACTCAAAAGCAACATTACTTACTTCTTCCCAAGGATTTTCTGAACCAGAAAACGCTCTAATTTCTCCACCAGTGGCCGTATTATAGATGAATAGTCCTGGAGCGTTATCTCCGTTATTGTAGATTGCTACAGGAGTATTATTGTTGCCTACCAGTTTATCGTTTGTTATTCTGATATTACCTTTGAATCTAAGTCTTTCATCAAAGAAGTTTGATCTGTCTGTGAGTATTGTTCTACTTTTTTTCGCTTCTAGTCTGCCTATGGCGCCCGCAATGTAGCCAATTTGATCGTAAGTTCCGTAGTTATCATAAAATCCTACATCCGGTGCGGCTCCATCATCTGCGCCAATGCCTGCAGTTCCACCAGTTTCATCACCATCGTCACCACTATCACCACTTCCCGCAGGCTCTTCTTCATCTGCTAAGACATCGATTACTGTAAGTCTAGGTCTACTCATATTAATGATATTATCAACACTTATAGTGTCTTGTCTCGTTAATATGGTATCACTGATATCGCCTATTGTGCTCCATATGTTTGCATAATCGCTGGCTTGATATGGAAGTGTCGCTGTTGCTAAAACTATTCGAAACTCATCTACTCCGTTACTGTCCACGACAAGAAACGGATAGCCATCTAATCCATTATCTATAGAGAGTTTTGTTCCATTAGAAAACGCCCTTTTATTATTAATCAAGTCCGTCTTTACAGTCTTAAATAGATTTTCAGTAGTATCGTCAAAAACGAAAAAATCTGCACGACTGATTGAAGAGTCGTTTGTCAATGTTGACTTAAATCCGCTATTTCCATCAAATAATAGAACATCTTGGGTGATATTCACGCCACCCAGATTATCCAATATATTTCTATCAGAAGTTGGAGTAACACTCTCAGATAAATTATTTGATCTTACAAAACCTTGTGCCATTTTTCTTTCCTGTTATGAGTCTAAGAGAATCGACCATCCTGCTCCTCGCAGGAACTTCAACTTAGCTTCTGTTGAATCTTCGCCTGTAGTGCCATCAAACTTAGATCCTTCTCTTAATCTGTTTGGTCCACTTTGACCCTTAAAGTTTATAGTCTTTGTAACCCCGCCATTTAGATAATTTTCAACCATATCAATTAAGAAGGGTCTAAGCATAGATGCTTCTAATCTATTGTTAGAAAAATCAATCGTGTATGCATTAGTGTTACCACTTAAAAATCCGGTAGTATAAGTCGAGAATAGATTCTTAGCTCCTTTTACAATTCTTAAATTATTGCCACAAGTAGAAAAGTCTGGTATTGATCCTGTGAAGAAGTTGTTGTAAGCATACCAACGGATAAGTTTACTAGAATCTAGTTTGGGACAAGGGCCACTAAAACTATTATGATATAGGTACATATATCTTAAATTAGTCATCGTCTGATTCATTGTAGGGAAAGATCCATAAAGACCTAGAGCCTTAATGCCTGCCCACTGAGAATAAGGATTAACTGCTCCTCCAGTTCCTGCAATTTGCGAAGTAATAGTAACATTATCATCAAGCAAAAACTTTACACCCAACAGTGCCTTTTGCGCTTTTACTTGATCGGCGCCAGAACCATTCCAAGCATCTGAATACGAAGATAAATCTTTGTAAGTAGAAACTGATATTGCATCCCAGTCGGTTGTTCCAGCTTTCATAATTCTATAATATCGTTTTCTTAAATAACCGTTAGGATTATTTGCAACTATAGGTATTTGTCTAAATTTGAATGCATCATGTTTTTGAGGATCACTACCAGTTGGATTTGCGAATGGCTCTGCGCCTTCACCCAGTGTAGCTAAATTGGCTTCTGTTGTCAATTGATTTGCAATCCAACCAATTGCTTTCCAGTCGTTTGTTGTCATAGCATCATAATTGCTACCACCATAACCAGTATTACCATCAACGCCCGAATTACTTAAATGTCTGTTAAAGATTTTGTAAACCTGCTTAGGTTGACCGAACCTCGCTCTCATCCAAATGGACTGATATCCAAGATGGAGATAATTCAGCAGTTTAAATGGTGTGAAGATATTTGGCATATATCCTCTCAAATTATTACCATAAAGATAAAGTGTTCTGAATGTGTCATTAGTCGGAAAATCAAAATTATGTGTACCGACTTCCTCTTGAACTAGTGTACCAGAACCGTATCTATTATTTCCGATTATGATGTGGCGAAAGTTAGGGTTTGCATTTGCCAAAGCCTTACCCGTTCTTTGTGTCAATCCTAGAGTAGTACCACTTGTTCCAAAGGTGTCGTTAGTAAACTGGTCCATCTGCTGCCCACCAATTTGGAAGTTATTTAACTTCAACGAACCGTCGAACATATTATCAGTAAGATGTCCGTTAGGCCCACCAGATTTCCACACTAAACAATTGACATATCTCAAGTTAGGCATATTCTGAAAACTAAGGTTGTCAGTAAAGTTCCCTGAAGTGTTACCATGATTAGATAAATTAATACTTTGTAAGTTTGTGCATCCAGTGAATTTATCAACGATTGTCGTCTCTGCATCCTCGAATCTACTATCTATAACACCGTATCTTTGTTTATAATGCTCTATCTTCGTATTATCTTTGAAAGATACAATATTATGTGGACCCCATTGAGAATAGAAATATCTCATCTGATCCGTTGCTTCTGGAGTAGGTAGAGACATATCTCTTGAACTTTTTTCTTTAGCCATCTGTGAAGTTATAGTGCCGCCAACACTTGCTGTATCAGTATAATAAGGCGTTTCACTATTAGTGACTATTGGTGTAGAATCTCCATAATAGTAGTACAGTTTTCGTGAGTTTAAACAGCCTGGAGGTAACTGAGTATAGGGCTGATTATAGTGTCTGTAAGTCTGAATACCTTTAGTCGTGCTTTCCATCCAGTCTTTACCAGTAGTCACATCAAACTTTGTCAAAGAATGTAACTTACCGTGACCAGCTCCACCTTCAGTGGCCATAGTTGCTCTACCATTTGAACCGCCGGCATTAGCTGTTGCGATTGAATTATAAAGTTGAATTATAGTACTTGAAACTTTTCTTACGAACCATGTGGTATTTGTAGTCACTACGCCGCCGCTTACACTGACTAATGAGCCAATAGGTTCAGCCATTGTTTTTGAGGAATCTACATGGTAGTCATACTTTACGGCATCACCTGTTTCGAAATTGTGTGTGCCTATAGACATCCTGTCGTCTTGAGTACGATCATTAGTCCATAAAATAGATTCTGTGCTGAAGAAGACCTTATACTTAGGATTATAAACTGCTGGCGCTTTTGTTGCGGCATGAGGTCGATGCAATTCTCTGGTAAAATTAGAGCCTATATCTAAATATGTTAAGTTTTCATAATCTTCCAAATCTACGCTAGTGCTATCTTCAAAGCAACCATTAATCCTAAGTTGTTTTAGCGTAAGAGGCAGTCTATTAATTTGCTGTGATGAATTACCAGTATTTTCTCTATCTGATCCTAAAAGATAATCGTTTCCTCTTCCTAAGTTGTTTCCTGTAAAACGGAAATCTTCTAGATTAGGAGCAAGTCCAAGACCGCCACTGAATCCTTGTTTAGCGACTGAGCCGTCTGATCTAAACTCAGGAATCACCGCAAAGTCATTAAAACTAATGTCCAAATATCTAAGAGAAGGTAGGGAAACATTTGTCCACTTATTGATATTAGCATACTTGATATCTAATCGTATAACTCTATCTGGATTATAGAAAAATTCTATCTTTCTTCTTATGTAGCCAGGAGGTTCAATTGTATATGTTGCAGGATTAGAATAACTTCCCACACCGATACTTGCCGTATTATTAGAGCCATCTCCAGAGTTATATGATCCTGCAGGAGCTTGTAAGTTTGTTACTCTCCATGTTATGGGAACTGTGCCTTGATCGTCAGTTACTTTGTCTACAAAACCCCTTAACTGAATGTATTCAAAGACGCCTTCCCACTCTAAAGGAATACCTTTCATCATGTAGAGTGTCTGTTCTTTCATGTTACTTCCATCTCGAACATCAACTTTGAGGGCGTGAGTAGCAACTTCTGCTCTAAATGTTTTGGCTATAGGCTCTTCAGTCGTTGATAACTCTGTAAATCCTAATTTGTCGCCTATAATCTTAACATCGCCACCGTAGAGAATATAATCATCTTCTGCACCAGCTGGACCAACAGGAGACCAAGAAGACAATCTAGAAGTAGATATATCCGCAGCCTTGTTTATAAAGTTACCGCTACCATCTGTCGAACTGAAGTCTAGATAGTTATATTTGATTGCACCGCCTACAAACTTGTTGCCGTCTAATCTTATATTAAACTTCAGAGGAACTGAAATGTCATTAATTTGAATAAATTCTATTTCTGTATAATCGGCTGCCGTAGAAAGAGACTCTAACTCTTTCTTTTGATCACTTTCGAGTCCTGCCATATTATGGAAATCACCAATACTTACACCAGTAGATGGATCTGTAAGACCGGCAATTAAGTCAAAGTCTGCTCTATCTAGACCCAAGTTGCCCAAGGCTTCTCTGGCATCATCGATGTCATTTAGTGCCTTTGCGACATTTAGTCCTCTATAGATAGTCATTACTGCTCCTTAACTGTTAATGCCAACTCGATATTGCCGTCTGCTGTGTTAGAATCTAATTGTGTTGCTGTAAAGTATAATGCTCTTTCGTTCAACAATCCTACAGACAAGCCCTTTCTGTCTTGTGCGAATATATTAGACAAGTCTATAAATTCTGGTTTTCCTGCTTCAACATACACAGAGTATATAGTCGAGCCTGATCTCAAAGAATTTAAACAACTTGTGTCATATCTCAGACTTCCTAATCTATCTGTTTCATTAAATGAGCCCGGAGTAGCAGAACTAGTCACCGAGTTTTTACCACTGTGTCCTGGTAATGTTCTATCCGCAACAGGAATAACAGTATCTATAGTTATATGTGGATTATAACTAGCATCATCTGTTTTGAAAGTAGGAGTATGACAAATTCTCTGTCCATCAGGAAAAATCTCTTCTATAACTATGCCGTTGACTCTAGCATTATCTGATAAAGCAAACACAGGATAAAGAGGCTGATCGTTAAATGCAATTGCTTGAGATACAACGAATTTGTGATTAGGAAATTTCTCTGTTCTTTCTCCGTCTGCTCCTTTGTCGTATGATTGTGCTTGGAAGTCGTCTTTTAGCGTTAGAATTTTTGTCTGTATAGTTTTAACATTACCAGCATCAGTTGTTGTTGTTACGCCTAAATTATCTCCTAAGGTAACTCCATCTTCATTAGTTGTTATGTTTGCATCAACATAGACATATCTTTCACCGGTCTGAGACCTTATAACTGGACTTCTAAAGAAGAATCCTGTTCCTACAAATGTTGAGCCTATCTCAGAAATGGCGGTTGTTGGTATAGGATTACCATTACTGTCTAAAGACCTGAACTTTATATCAGTGCTACTAGGAGTACTTGATGTTGAAAACAACATTCTCTTATATGACGAGTATTGAGCACCATCAGCCGCTATAGCAGGCTGAAGAGTATCTAAAACTGTATAACTAAGAACATTTACTTCGCCTTGTATAGACGAGATGAATCCGCTCTGTACAGATTCTCCTTTTGGAATAGGATTTCTAGGATCAACTTCAAATCTGCCCCTGCCATAAGCGCCATGCCACTCATAGATTTCTGCCTGTTCTTTTTCATCGAATCTAGTTCTATCGTGAGTGTATACCACCATGGGGTATTCTTCTCTTTCAAATTCTTTAAATATATTATCGTTTGCTGGTCCAACTTGAAAATGTAACCTATCAAAAGTATCATTTCCATCGGGTGGAGTAGGTATATGAGGAGTAACACCTATACCGAACTCTGCAAAGTGTCTGCTTCCGTACTCACCATCCTTATAGTTAGGATTTAACCAATGTATTTTAAACGCATCTGTAGTAATGGGAGTATCAGAAGCAACTACAGTGTGTAAGTTAACTAGCTTTGCATCGAAAGCTAGACTTCTATCTAGTTTTGATCCGTCTACCTTTAGAGAGTCTCGAATAGGAATACCGGAAATTAATGAGAAGTCTCTAGGATTAGGATCTCTTCTTCTTAAAACAGGAGAACTTCTAAGGTTAGAAACTGATGTGTCTACATACACTCCATATACTCCATCAGCAATAATTCTAGCTCCATTATCGTAGTCGTTTAACTTGTATATGACTGAGTATGTGACGCCAGAAACATCGGCTGATGCCTCATTTGTATATGCTTCCTCTAATACTAATTCTGTATTGCTTGTGATGCTTCTTATTTGGTGTGTCGAAGTATCTGATGTGCCTATATAGATACAATCTCCCTGCTGTAGATCACCAGTGAAGAAAGTTCCCACTCCTGTTACGACAGTTGAGTCCACATCAACAGATATCGTACCGCTTAATTGAGCAACAGGAGGTTGCACTAGCCTAATAATGGTATCTTGTAAATCAAACTTGAGTGTCAAGTCTCTTGTTCTAGGATTTCTACCATTCATATGTAATGAGGGAGAATAGTTAAAGTGAACTCCGTCTTTACATCCTTGAATTTCCATCAAGTCAATTCTACAGTCTTTATCTGTGTTGATCGATATTTTAGTAGGATAAGACTTTCTCGTATTGAGAATACCTATGCCCTGAGAGTTTAGTATCTCATTCTTAGGCAGTAATCCTAGTATGGGCGTTCTCTCATTAAATGCTTTCGATATGGTAGATTTTGTAGTTAATCTAGTTGTTCCTTCATCTCCACCATCAATATAATAACTACTTCCGTACTTAAATAACTGAATAGGTTGTCTGATAGTTGCCGTATTAGTTGAGTAAACAGTGTACTTGAACTTGAAGTCTGGATTTTGTAGCACTGGCTGACCCATACCATTTTCCATAACAAATGTATGAAGAAGAACCCATCTAGCATCTCCATTTCCGGAAGGTATGTAGGCATAGAATTTAGCGCCGATAGCACCATACCAAGAGAACTCTATCTTGTACATTGTAACATCTTCGAAAGATAGTATGTAGCCAGAAGGCCCTATACCTAGAAGAGCATCTCCATTCCACTTGTTTCTAGGTATTACTGTTTCAAATAAAGGAATATCATTTGATAAATCATTTGTATAGATCGGCTCAGCAGTTTGATCGTCTACAGTTAAGCCTTGTCTTTCAAGCAGTTCAGCAGGCATTGCTATAGTACTTCGTCTGATGATGTTAAACTGAGTGCCTTTCAACTGAAGCATATATTGGTCAGTCGAGTTGGCACAGCCCCACTCGACTACAGTTGCTTGAGAAACAGGATCAACAGTCATTCTAGAGCCAAATGTAAAGCCGCTGGCTCTACCAGGTTGATATCTAAATGCTCTCTTACTCTCTAAGGTTGCAACCTGAAATCTTGTGCTACCGCCACCCGGTATCATCTCGTTGGTTGCAGTTGCCACCATTTGATTATAGTAAGTCTCATCTTCAAATCTTCCGTAAGATGGATTGACTGGATATTGAGCAGTACCAGCTTTTATTTTTTCCCAAAAGAATGTCCATCTTTCTATCGCATCAAAAGAGTCTTGTAAATCATCATGACCGTAGTTTACATCAAAGAATCCTTCGTTATTTTGAAATGTAATTTCGCTTGGAAGTTTTACTATCGCTAGGTTATCTGGATCAGATAAGTTTACAGCAGGATCACCATTGTCAATGATAGTGGCATCTGTAGCACTTAAAAAGTTTTGATCAGCAAACTCTTGAAATCCTCTTTGAACAAATTCGTTGTAAAGAAATCTGCCTAAAGCGATAAAGAGCATATACCGTTTAAATCCTGATCTTGCTTCGGATTCATTCAAATATCTCGGACCTTGAGGATATGCGTATTGAGACGGAAAGGTTCTCAGATATAGTGCTTGTTCTTTAGATCCTTCTCTAAATTCAGGATTAGTTCTTCTACCATATATAGGATGCTTCTTTTGATACCATTGATAAGGAACAGTTGCATCAGAAAAGGTGTAAGCATTCCAAGCATCTTCATCTAACCCGTAACTAGCGACATCAGAAAAAAGACTTAGTTGCTCTTCAGCACGAGGTACACCTAAAAGAGAAGAACTGACCTGAGAAGTTTCAGGAAATTGTTCGATAACAGGAATAACTCCAGCTTCTAAAGCGGAGTTATTAGCGAAAACTGATAAAGCGTTTTCACTGTTCGCAAATTGAGGTATCGTTGCGTCTTCTTCAGTTACAAGAGGATTGCCAGCGGCATCAAATAGCTTCGTACCTTCGATATCTACGAGTTGCGTAAACTGCTTCGTGACTGGAGATGGTACTTTGTCCAGCCCAATCTTTATTTGCTTTGCCATAAACTACTGCTCTTCCCATGTTACACCTAGGCTAATGTTGTCTGCATCTGAGTTATTGAATGTATCTGAATCCACTGCGAAATAGAGACTGTCTGCTATGTCTGTCAGCGGGAATGACAAGTACTCTTTGTTATAATCAAAATATGCGCCTAGATCGAATTGCTCTGTTCCTGCTTGTAGATAAGCTGTCGCTACATTAGTGCCTGTGTTTGGAACAGGAACAACTGGATCAGTTGCGATATTCAAAGAACTTAGTCCTTCAATAGTAGAAACAGTCTTAGTTACATCTGTTGCCCCTACAGGCTTACCAGTCTTCAAGAATCTCAAATCAGGCAAGAATGCTTCAGTCGTTGTAAGAGTTACTGTGCCTTCGAATGTTTCTAACATTTCAAAGTAGTATTTATCTCCTTCTTTAGAGAGTTCTCCAAAAGCAGTAATGCCTTGTGCATCGATTCTTCCTCTAAACCATCCGTAAACCTTTTCGCCATTTTGTATGTAAGAATTAGTCACATCATTGTGCTGGAATGTTAACTCTGTATTAGTATTATCGATTACATACTCATCTTGTAACTGGAATCCTGTAGCATTTGTAGTAACCAATGACTGGAATATAGGAGTCTTCTTAAATCTCAATCTAACAGTATCAGTCGCTGCCGATGCATTATTAGTTGAAAGTTTAGTAGGATAAACCTGTACTCTATTTCTCACAGGATTACCTTCTCGTGTACTTAGAATAACTTTCTTTGTCTCTAATCCGTAGCAAGTCGCCGCTCTATCTGGCATAATTTTTATATCAGCTACAGCAGTACCTTGTAGATTCTTGTTTAAGAACAATAGATTATTATCAGGATCTGCCCAAACAACTTCGACATTCTGATCTAGATCATTGTTAGTTTTGACTGTAGCTCCCATAAAGAATCTAGCATCAATTACAGTGTCTACAGTGCCGTTACCGCTATTATCGAAACCGGAATTACAAGTGATGTTTGCTGTAGGTACATTACCCAAAGTCGCCGCACCACCAGAAGTACTCGCTTGATAAGCACCAGTAGTGCCTTGTGTGTAAGATTGGCTACCACTACTGATTCGGAACTGCTTACCTATTGCCGCAATCTGTGAATCATTGTTATAACTGTATAGACGAACAGTACCTCTATCTCCACCATCGATGTAGTATGAAGCACCATACTTAACAATGTTGTGTGATATTGTTCCGTAACCCTGATCTACCTGAGAAGCAGGTACATCTTCGCCATCACCGCCACAATATACGCTACCACCACCATAAGTTGTGTAAGTGATTGGTAGTGTTGCGTTACCAAGAGATGCAATCTTCAACTGATTCGATGCTCTTAGATGATGTACTCTTACCCATCGTGCTTCACCGTTACTTACAGGAACATATGCTAAGAACAATGCACCTACCGCACCATACCACGAGAACTCAATTTTAAGCATCGTTACTTTAGTGAAGTCGTAATCATATAGACTGTCTTGTTTCTCAGTATCTCCCTGGGCGTTTACAAAGTTTTCACCAGGTCTAACAGTACCAGCAACACCTGTTGCTAGATCACTATAGACTCTGTTTCTACTACCTTTACCAGTTTCTAATACAGTGTCTTCTGGATAAGTGTAGTTATTTGGACTGTTTGATCGTCTACCATCTAAAGAGTCATGACTGAATCTTGAGCGAGGTACACGATACTCATATACACCCCAGTATTCTGGTTTAACATTATTCTTAATCCAGTTTACATACTCTGGGTAGAAGTTTACATTATCGATCTGTGATCTAATTCTGTTTAGGTTTTCACTATTCACATTAGGATCAAGAGCAGTGTTAATGAAACCAATACTATTATTATCTGCTAAGGTAGAACTTAATAGGTTGTCATCGCAAGAATACAGATATGGGAAAACTGGTCCCTTAGGCACAAAGTTTGGTGCTGATTGCATTGTCGATGTTTTAAACACTCTCTGATTCGTTAGATCAGCTTCAAGTGTACCAGTAGCGTTGGTGGTACCATGAGTTGTCATTATCTCAGACTGATATGAACCAGCTGCCAAAAGAGGCACATCGTAATCATTAGGGAACATAAACGGAACGGCTAATTCTACGAAGATCGTACCTAAAGTAGAAGCAACAGGAGTAGCGTTAGACACTGCGCCAGTACTATAGTTCACATCTGTTGGTGAACCACCTTCGGCAACACTGAACGATACTACATTTCCTGCAGTCTGGTCATAACCATCTGTAATTGCAGTACATACAAATTGTGTAGCTTTAGGATCTAAGACTCTAGCGACTCTTACTACTCCACCGTTTTGTAAGCCGTCAGCCGTAGCGGCTACATTAGAGTTTGACCAACTAATCTTAATGTGTTGTCCGTATGTTACATTGCCTTCTGTCAATTTAAATATAGCAGGCTCATTCGCTGTACCGCTACCAGTAACTTCAACTTTGATTAGTTTCTTATCTTTAAGTAAAGATGGATCGTATACTGCCGCATGAGTGTGAATTAGTCCGTCTCTAAGTGCGACTAAGTTACCTGCAAAGCCTCTTTTGCCAATGTCAGCACTTTCCTTATTCTCAATACTGAAGTTGGCAACTACTTTCTGTGAAAGTTCAGTAAACTTCGTGACAACACTACTGTTCGAAGCATAACCAATGCTCTTTAAGTCGTTTATCGCAATAGATTTTAGAAGTTTGTGTCTATCAATTTCACTTATATAATCTCCAGTACCATCAGTCTTTTGCTGTGAGTAAAGAGATAGCCCAGTTCCTCTAAAGAACATTTGACAATTGTAAGTAGTCTCTGCGTTACCTCCACCACTGATATCGTTTTTATATCCATCAATAACATATCCGATATCACGCTGACATTTATTTTGAATAAACTTCTGTACTTCAGCATCTGATAAAGTTGCTAGATAGTTCAAACCAGTGAAGGAGTCAGTGTTATCGGAGCCACCACCAGCGGCGTTTGCCGCATCATTACTACTTGGACCAAAGTTAGGCACATTATAGACAATTTTGTTGCCGTTAGGCACACCCTGATTATTTGTTTCTGTGACTGTCACATAGTAAGCCCAGAAGTGTTTCTTAACATCAAAGAAAGCATCTAATTGACCTGTTGATGAAAATCTTGTTCCGTAATGAGTAGATGTTGTGGGCGGTTGAGGAGCAAAATTGTCTGTATTAAAAGCAGTTAAGACAATAGTTTCTAAGGCAGCCAGTTTAGTTTTACCGCCAGAAGTGAATCCAATCTCATTTGAACCACCGGGATCTACTGGCGTAAAGTATTCTCCAGAACTAATGGCGTCATTTAAAGGATATAATTTACCAGTAGTGAATACACGCTTCAATCTATCATGCAGTGGTTTTTCAAATCTAGTGATTTTAGGGAACTTACCTACAGGTACATCTTCCCAGTCGCCTGCACCATCAGATAGAGCAAAGTTTGTGGTGTTTAATCGAGTATGCGCTGTACACTCTCTAGTTGTTCCGTCTAAAACCCCAGAAGTATCTGAATACTCAAGATCCATCAACATAAAGTCGATCCAATAATCTAAGTCTCTCTTACACTTAGACTCAATTCCTGCTTCATCAAATCCACTAATATCAGAAAGTGAATTATATGCAGTTGCAAAGTCTGTATAATAGCCGTCACCAATTGCTTGAGCAGTACCGCCACCTTCAACACTGTAACTATTTTCTGCTGTACTGGCATCTTCGTGATACGCTCTTTCAGTTTCTGCAAGAACATTATCTATGATCTTATATCTATTTTCGATCAACAATTTACGATCTGTTATATAGAATCCTTCTGATTGTTCGATTTCGCCTGCACCTAAACCTATAGCCTTATAGTCATCTAGCTGTGTAGCAGTTACAGTACCAGCAACAACTCCTGTTCTTTCATCACCGCTTCTCAAAGGAGTCGTGTTGGCAACACCATAAGGACTTACTGGGAAGTTTGCAACAGATTGTGTTCTACGGACAACAGAGAAGTTATCGCCTTCACCACTGTTTCGAGTTTCCCAATAGTAACCATCATACTTGTCGTAAATACCGTACTTACGAATAGCTGGATTTTTAGCAAACTCAGCAACACTCACAGAACTTCTGATACCAAATGTAGCCGCAGATACACGACCAGGCTGATATCTGAAGAAACGCTTAGATGTTAATACAGAAACTTTGTTACGAGATGCTTCTACCAAAGCACCAGCTTCTGTAGGAAGATGCTTAATACCATCTCCTTGAATATGGTACTCAGGAGTCATCGACCATTCTGTCGGGTTAACATCATAAGTGTTTACATCAGCAAAGATACCTAGAGCGACTTCTGCTCTTGGAATACCTAGAAGCGATAGTGCAACCTCTGACTGTACTTTATTCTGCTCTTCTACTGGAATCGCAGTTTGGTCAGAAGCCATTACGACCGGTATAGACTTATCTGCTGTCTGCGCTCCAGGAGCTACCGGTGTAGTTCTACCTACATTTACTACTGATGAGTTACTGTTTACATTTGTTATACTTGACATTTGTTTTCCCTATTTAATAAGCCCTTGTGCAATCACAAAGTCGTCTATTATATTTATCTGTCCTGTTGCCGTACCCTTACTAAGATTTCCATTTAAAACACTATCTTCACCAAGGCTGTTTGATGCGGGTGAAGCAGTTGTACCCAGCAAATTATTATATGTTATAGTAATATCTTTCTGTGAAGACTGTCCTGGTACATCAGCTACACTGGTAACAGTTGCGAATCTAGTGTTTTGAACACCCGTTATCTGGAAGTCAACATGATCTGTTGAAATTATAACTTCTCTACCAACAACAAATGCTCTCGTTGAAGGATTGTTAAGTCTAACTACATATTGTGGACTATTTTTCAAACTATCCAATTCTGTCGTTTTACCTAAGATTTGTCCACCAGAACTTACAATATCACTATCTTGACCAGCTTTATATACAAACCACTCACCAGCGATTATTTGTCCTACAGCCGCATAATATCTATAGCTTGCTGACCACGCAACACCTAAGTGTTGAGATCCTGCTGGATATCCCACAGTACTCGCTGATCGAAGTAGATTATATCTTTGCTGTAGCTGTGCGGGTGAGAATACACCAGTGTACAATAAACTCTTACTATTATCAGGAGTATCGCTGATAACAAACTTGAATTTACCTTCCACTCTTTCTTCGTCGGTATAATCGATATCCGTGATTGTAGGAGCAGGTTGATTATTAAGTCCAGCAAACGAATCAGAACTAGCAATACCGTTAGTGCCTGTAACTGTTGCGCCATTGTATATGAAGTATTCTCCAACTTGACCAACTTGAGCACCTATTGATGTCCAGTTCATACTAGTGCCGACATCTTTGATTCTGTATCGTCTGTTTTGAACAAACGGAATGCCAGGTGCAGGCACAATTTGTATTGTACCGGGTGCATCGGTTGCTAGTGCTTGCTGAGATGCGAAAGTGTTAGGAGCAGTATAAGCGTTATATAATTCAATATCATTACCTACAACTTTAGCAAAGTATGTTCCGTCAGTACCTGCACCCAAACCGTTAGTGGAATCACCAGCAAGTGTCACTCTAGATCCGTTAGGTATACCGCTCACTCCAATTAAGTTATTACCGTTGTCTACATCAGCCGCTGTAAATGAAATAGGCGCACTGTATTGAGTGTCTAAAACATTTGGTCCTGCATCAACAGCATATGGCAAAGTTGATCCATCGCTCAACTGCTGAATCAGATTTAAGCGATATACTATTCCTTTTAGAGGTGCTGAAGCCTCAATAGATGACTGATTTAAATCGAAGTTTTCACCATTCTCTTGATAAACAAATTCGTCACTAGTGTAAGCTCCCGCATCAACGAACTTAGCAAGAGGTATGTTAATAGAGTCGTATTCCGTGTTGAGAATATCTGGACTTGATAAGAACTCATTTGCCGCACCAATAAGAACATTAGGTGAAGAAACCATGAATGTAGAACCTGCTACAAGCAAACCAGAGCCACAGGCTTTAACAATATTATTAGCAACCATGCCTTCTTGTGTAACAGAGACATCTACTGAATCTGGGAAGTTTTCAAATCTGTTTGATGTGAGAATTGTGGATTCTCCATCTGATGCAAGCAACGGACTAAATGGATACAGATCAGTCACACCACTATTTACGATCTCTCCAGTTGTAATTCTCATGGCTTTAGGTCTATCAGCGAAAATACCGCCACCAGCAACATTTCTAATTCGACATCTATCTATCAATATATCTGTTGGTTGAGTACCAAAGTCGATAGCATAGTTCAAAGAAGGATCAACACCATCATTAACAAGAGCCTGATTCAAAACATTACCGTCAAAGTCAATACCGTATAGTGAAATAGTATCGGCTTCAGACGAATTCTGTGTCTTTATAATACTGTTATCATAGTTTTCACCAGCCATCTGAGACCAAGGCAACTTTTTAATCTTGGTTACATTTGCAGTTCCTATCATACCAAAGTCATTAGGTATAATTAGATGTGTAGCCATATACACTTTACCGTTTAATGTAACACTCTTGTTACCAGAAGACGATCTTGATTGTATCGCTTCATTGATCTTAGATGTGTCATTGTGACAGACTGTTACACTATGAGGGGAAGGATTTACATACACCTGTTGTATACTATCTGAAGCACTGTCTCCTAGAGTTATGAAAAAGTGGTCTGCTCTAACATCGATAGTTTTGATATTAGCATCTACCCATCCTCTTTGTGCTGAAATAAATGTGGTGCTAGACAATGGAAAATGTACAACACTTGAATATGTATTATCAGCAGTGTCTTTTCCACCCCAAGGAGTGTATGTAAACTTGTGATAATCAGACCAAGTTCCATTACCACCGAAATCTTTAGGTCCTAGAACTGCTAATAACTTGAATGGACCGTCATCGATCTGTCTGTAAGCTAGTATGCCTTGATTATTACCTGCAGATAGTCCTGTGAATTTAATAAAGTTGTCAGTATTGAAAAACGGCAGAGGATTAAGGAAAGTATTACCGCCATCAGGAGTATATTGAACTTGCTTAGACATCGTGGTGTTGCTTAATGGACCTATTTCTCCAGTCTGCGTATTGTAGAAAGCAAACTTATAAGACAGTGTTTTATTACTAGCGGCTCCGCCTTCACTAAATCCAGATTGACCTTGAACTGAAATAGTAGTAGGTGAGGGTGAACCAGAAATTAGTTCTGAACTAGTACTTGCACCATAGAGTCTTAAAGTTTGTCCAACTTTAAAGTGTTTGGCTAACGATATATCATTTATTCTTATAACGCTAGACAAGCTATTTGTGACATTTTGAAAAGTTCCTTCTACCTCATCCAGACTATCGATAACTTCACCGCCATCGAATGTGTCACTATATTCGTTAAATAGTCCACCAAATATGGCATTTACCTTAATCTCTACTCTATCATCTGTATAGAATAGGTTATCAACACCTTCGATTAAGTAGTCAGATGCCATATCTAAGAGTGTTGCACCGTTATCTGCGGTACCGAAAACTCTCATTCTTTCTAAGTCAGGGCTATACGAAACAAATTGTCCAGTATTATTTAAGTCGCTAATATCGGCGGGTATGATAGGCTTGTTATTAACATTAGCCCATTCTAAGAAGTACGCTCCGTCTCTATACGCTTCATTGTAGTAAAGACCGCCAGCGTTAAGACCGTTACTTAGGCTTTGAACACCACTATTAATCGCATTCAACTTCGTTACTATAGACGGAGCTTTAAGTTCAATGTTGGCGTCAGAGAAAATAGCATTGGTGACATTCTCAAATGTTATTTTAGACGATATAGACTCAGATACATCAGTTACAACAAAAATGTCTGACGGATTAATACCGGCCGCAGTTATCGTTGTTAACTGAGAAATCTTTTTAGTATGTTCTGGCATTTTCTTTAATCCTTTACTTTAAATTACAGTGCTATTCTCTTCCACAGAGCCAATATCTGATGCCTGTTTGTGATGTTTACTGGTTTACCATCTCCAGTGGGATGGGTAGTCGTACCATGGCTTCGACTGCCGTCTAAATGATCTAGATATTCGCCACCAGGAACAGTACTGTCATAGTATTCCATATCAATTATAGGCGAAGTATTTTCCATTCTGAAGTTGCTAAGATGCGTGTGTGCTGGTAGCTGTGGCGTTGTTAGTGTAACTGCGTTTGCTCCGCCCGTAGTTCTGTTAACATCTGCTGCCGCTAGTTTAACTACTCGTGAACCTGAAGAAATAGCCGAAACATCCACTACATCACGATCAATGTATAAGTTGTAAGCCGTGGAACTTAAAACAGTATAGTCTCCGTTACTTTGAGAAAATCCTGATATGGTGACAATATCACCAGGTACATAATCAAAAGTTCCATTTGCTCCAGAACTAGGAATCTCTAGTTTAGTATAGCTATTGGCAGGATCGTGTATGACATTCGTTATAGTGGTACCAGAGTCTACACCCATGACCATTCTACCCTCACAAACACGCTCCCAAGTACCTGGTAAATTTAAGTCATCAGGACTACTTGATTTATCACAGACAAAAACAGATCCTACAGGATATATAAAGTTAAACACTTGAGCAATCGCATTAGCATTCAGTGCATTTGCTGTACTAGTTGTACCTGTCACATCACCAGTTATAGTGCCCGCTACAGTTAAGTTTCCTCCTACAGTCGCATTACTACTGGCAGCAATCGTAGTAAAGCTACCAGCGGCCGCAGTAGATCCACCAATAGCAGTGCCGTCAATTGCCCCGCCATTAATATCTGCTGAAGTTATAACAGCCGATGCAATAGGTGCACCAGCGGTGCCTAAAGTTGTTAGTCCGTCAACATTACCGCCACCAATATCGACAGTAGGAAGAGTAGAGCCAGATGTAACTGATAGTGTTCCCGCTAGAGTTACATTTGTAGGCAACATATCATTGTTTATTTGACCGGTAGATGTAATGGCACCGTCGTCAGCAATAGATAAGTTCTCAACACCTTTTCTTATAATAAAAGCACTGTGATCAGTAGTAGTTTCAATAGACCAAGTCTCGGCTGTATTGAGTTTGAATTTTATCTTAGCTTCTGTAGCATCAGGTACAGAAATAGTAAGGTCACTCGTAACATCGAGCATACCAGTAACAGCTACCGTACCTCCAGTACCTGCTATAGGATAAATGTTATTAGCATAAATTTTATCAGTAGTGCCGGCTAACGAAAAGTTTCCGTCTAAAGTAACATCACCTGCATTATTAGCATCTAAAGTCATTGCGATGTTTGCAAAACTAATAAGAGAGTTAGTTTTGGACACCCACTGTGAAAATGTTTCTGCTGTTGTTAAATTTGAAATTGATACGCTCATTTTGTTATCTCTTTAACTGTGGTCTCTAATAGTTCCATTGCCGATTCAAGTTTAGAGATTCTTGCTTCTAAACTTTTTATATATTTATCTTGATTGCGTTTCGCCATTGCTTGATGATACGCTTGCCTGTCGGTATTCACAATACCTGCACCGCTTATCGATCTAGCTAATCCTTCACTTTTTATCATGTCAATGCTATCGCTCTGTAGTCAAAGATGTGTGGGAATAAGTTAATGTCCGGAGTAATAGAACTCAACTCAGGCGTATTTAACTCAGAATCAGTAGTTCCATGTCTCATCACAAACTTCAACTGGAAAGTCTTGTATGTAGTATGTAAAGCATAGTCGCCAGATGTTTCTTCTTCATCAAAGTTATACTCAAACTCTCTATAATCTTTAGTGTTACTTGCGTTAGAGTAGAGATCAGGACTGTCGTTTCTCAATTTCAACCAAGGTCCTTGCTCTTCAACATTTTCAGGATAAACAAATCTTCCATAGACATCGACAAATGTTCCTGCCGGTCTGTATGCCGCTAAGAATACTCTCATGCCTACAGCATCTAAATCTTCTTCTAATATAACTTCTTTTGTTATGAAAGCAGACGATGTTGCATCAGTGTTCGTTATATGATATTGATAAGCGAATAACTCAGACAACTTCGCATCAATAATTGGAGATGCCGCTGTAAATCCATTGTTACCTAGTTCAATCTTAATTTTAAAGTCTTCAGCTAAATCATTACTCACTCTATAACTCTTACTCATAATCGTTCTAAGATTATTAGTTGTATACACATTAGCGTTCTTATCAATTGACTTATCTACTGTTCCATCTTGATTCAATAATGACAATTCAGTCAATGTATTAATAGAGTTGTTGATTAAGACTTGAGGCTGGAAGTAACTTATCTTTTCATTCGTTACACCCTTAACTCTAGCCGAAGCTCCGCTGTCTGCGCCTAGAATGAGTTGATCATTAGGTCTAGCCGCACCTGCTCCAGAAGTGCCTGCACTAGTCGCTTCAAATTGATATCCCAGAGCAACTTTACCTGAAGGAACACCCGCATCTTCCCAGTGCTGTGTAGTTGTAGTCGGCAATCCTAAGTTAGTGATTGTATACAATGTACCTGATTGCAGACTACCTATATTAACAGTAGGGCTATCGTCTATGTAGTTTGTAGAAGTAGCACTACTTTCTCGCAAGAAAAGTTTGTCTGGTTTTCTAGGATTGAAGTGTGAAACTTTACCAGCAACACATACTGTAACAGTAGCACTTGTAGTGTCTTCAAAGAAAGATGTATCCATAGTGAACACTTTAGTATTTCCTGCTGTGTCTACTGCAAGTACTCTACCCACCACATACTCTGTTCCGGAATTGTTTTCGATGTGTAGATAATCTCCTACAGCAATCGCAGGAGTTCCTTGAATCGTAACAATGTTTAATTCTGCTCCTGAAACACTTGCTGTAAATGTGTCGGACTTCTTAATGTATGCCACTTCATCTATTTCGAATCTACGAGTTGCATCTTCAATGCTTACAAACTCTAAATCATTAGGAGCCAAGTTTACAGATGCATCGGCAGTTGAGAAATCATATCTATTTACACTAAACTTAATGTCTTCATCTTGATAAGATTTCCAAGCACTATCGTTTGTTGAGGTGAATAGTACACCGTCACCCCAATCATTAGTAACTGCTACATTCGAAGCAGTTGATCCTTTAGAAAGACTTGTCTCACCCACTTTAGAAGTGTAGATTAAGTAATCTGGAGAGTTAGCATCAGGAATAACTACGAAAGAGTATTCTCTGTCAGACATCAACTTCACAGGATTATCGAAAGCGAATTTCGTTGTAAGAGTACCGTCAGCACTAACAACAACTTCTGACGAGTTTAAATGCTTGCTTGCAAAAGGCAATACATTCTTAGAAGGATATCCGTTGACAACTTCTCGTATTTGTAAAGTCACGCCCACATTAGCACTCTTCTGTTTAAAGTAAACATCGATGTCGCTTATCAGCGCAATGTTAGCATCATTAGTACTCGAAGCCTTTACTTTGAATGTTTGAGCAATAGGATCACCAACTGTTCTTTGAATTTCTCGTGTAACGATATCGACTTTAGTGTCAAAGTCAACACTTCGTGTGGTCATGTTCACATCGCTTTTGTTTATTGCAAAGTTATAGCCTCTATAAGTTGCTCTTCCATATTTTGTAGAAGCAGATT